CTATGCAATTCCTAGCCATTTGCGCAGCAGTGAGACAGCGCAGCAGGATGAGATTGATGTAACGGCTAAAGCTTTAAATCAGCTATTCCCAAACAACACTACGCCAGATCATTTGGCCGGTACGTTTGAACGTGCAGCATTGAAGATTAAGGCGGCTCATACCTCACGCTCATGGCCTAAAGCATCTGACATAGCATCAGCTATTAAAAGTTGCTTTGACAAAGCCAGTGGCCGTGACGTTGCTTCTGGGCCTTGGAAGCCTGATACTTATAAGATCAATGCTGAGAGAATTAAACGCGGCGAGGCTGTCGGTGACAATTGGGTAAACGGTAAGCTGGGTGAAGCACTGGTGGAGCGTGGCTTGGTCACTGAGCAGGATCTTCTGCCTTACCGCGAGGCAATAGGTTTTGCAAAACGATTTGAGGCGTGATAGACTTTTAGTCGGGCGTCATACCCTCTGTCTGCTCTACTTCCCCCCTCTGGCTAGGTTTTGCACTGCAACGAGGGGGGTCTTTTCTTTTAGTGGTTCTTAGCATACTATACACAACATATAGACGCACCCTCTAAGGACGGACTTATGCAACCAGAAGTTGAAACCGACACTAACTTAGTGAAAAATAAACCGCCCGCCGCTGGAAAAGGTAGACCCAAAGGCGCTAAGAATAAAAACAGTAAGCTTTTAAAAGATGCTATCTTAGAAGCTGCTGAATTAGCCGGTGGTAAACGTGGCATGGTTGCCTATCTTGAGTTGCAAGCAGAAGCAAACCCAACCGCTTTCATGGCTCTTATGGGAAAGGTTCTGCCATTACAGGTTACAGGATCTGGCGCACAGGGCGAGCATGAGTTTGTCATCAAATGGAAGTCATAGAAATTGACTACACTCCAAGGCTACAAGCGCGAGATTTTCATAACAGATCAGAGCGGTTTGCAGTATTGGTTGCACACAGGCGATTTGGTAAGACTGTAGCTGCGGTTAATGATCTTATCAGAGATGCGCTAACCATTGATCTACCTAACGTCAGGGTGGCTTATATCGCCCCGTATCTCAGCCAATCAAAAGCGGTGGCTTGGGATTACGCGCTAGAATATACTCAGGACATCCCTCATATTAAAGTAAATCACAGCGAGCTTAGGATAGATTTCCCCAATGGTGCAAGATTTCGGTTATTTGGCGCTGATAATTACAACGCTATGCGTGGTTTGTATTTTGATGCGGTAGTGCTTGATGAAATGGCTGACTTTCCTGCATCAGCATGGCCCACAGTCATCAGACCGGCTATCGTGGATCGCAAGGGTCGCGCCACAATAATTGGGACGCCTAAAGGCAAAAACGAATTTTGGGAAATGTATGACTATGCGAAAAACCATCCTGAGTGGTGGTGCAGGATGTTCAAAGCGTCTGAGACAGATATTCTTGATGAGGATGAGCTTGAAGAAGCTAAACGCACAATGGGCGAAGATCGCTATGAGCAAGAGTTTGAATGCAGCTTTGAAGCAGCAATCCAAGGTGCATATTACGCGCAAGAAATGAAAACAGCTACCTCTGAGGGTAGAGTGACAAATGTGCCTTACGATCCAGCCGTAGGTGTTACAACGGCATGGGATCTTGGCATAGGTGACAGCACGGCCATATTCTTTGCTCAATATGTAGGACAAGAGATCCGCATTATAGATTATTATGAAAGCAGCGGGGTTGGCTTAGATCATTATGCAAAGGTTCTCAGCCAAAAAGGTTATCACTACTCTGAACATATTTTGCCGCACGATGTGCAAGTAAAGGAGCTTGGCACAGGAAAGAGCCGTATAGAGACTTTAGACGCGCTGGGCATATCTGACATCACGATAGCTCCAAAGCTTGCTGTAGATGACGGGATACAAGCTGCACGGTCTATGATTGCACGATGCTGGTTTGATGAAGAAGATTGCGCTAGAGGCATAGAGGCATTGCGGCAATACCGCAGAGAATTTGATGAGAGATTAAAAACTTGGCGAGGTAGGCCGCTACATGATTGGACATCTCACGGCGCAGATGCATTCCGATATTTAGCCGTTGGAAAGCAGACGCAGCAAGATTGGGGTGAGCCGATCAGAAGGAATTTGCGCGGCATAGCCTAATGTGGTAGTGTGCGGCATATATGCTCTGCGCGGGGTTTTTATGTCACTTTACGAAAATATCCATAATAAAAGAAAACGCATTAAGGCTGGATCTGGTGAGCGAATGCGTAAGAAGGGTGCGGCTGGCGCTCCTTCAGATAAAGATTTTAAAGATGCAGCTAAGACTGCAAAAGATTTTACGCCTTGCAAGGGATGTCCGACTAGGGGCGCTTGTAAGAAATCAGGCAAATGTCTTATGAAAACTATGGCGGGATAGAAAATGCGTTGTGGATACAAGAAAAAGGGCCGCAAGGGCGGTAAGAAAAAATGAAAAGACCCAAGAAGCGCCCAGAGGGGTTAAAGCCTGTAAGCTTTGGTAGTGATGATAACGGGTCAAAAGCATCGTCAAAATCAAGTGGCAGTAGCGGGAAAGGTGGCGGTAAGTCGGTAGACCCGTCTACATCTAAGGGTCAAAAAGCCATTGCTGCCAGCCGCACAGAGAAAAGTGGCTTTGGTTACTATAATGATGCTGGGAAATATGTTCCTGCATACATAGATGCATTTGACGGTGGTGGGATGAACCAGCAAGGAACGTATTTTGCTGGCGGGCCTTTATCTAATATTTTAAACGTAGCAAAGGTTGCGCCATTGGGCGCTACAGAAGGGTTAGTGCCGCGTGAAGAAATTGGCTACCGTGATCTGACCGATATGTTTGACCAAGGTGGCCCACAGGCAAGCGGTGGTGGCTTTAGAGGCGCGGGTGGCTTTAGTGGTTTAGGCAATATAGCTAATATGCTTGCTGGCAATGAAAGCGAGCGCGTTGGTTATTACGATGAGGGTGGCCGATTTTATGAGCCACCAGCCCCGACACCAGCCCCATCTGGTATTTTAAATGCTGTTCAGGATAATGTTTCGCCTCAAAATTACGAAAGCACTGCTCGCCAAATGCAGACAATGGGCCTTCCAAATTATGAAAGCACGGGTCGGCAAATGAATGCAATGAACCGTCATCCACTAGACTACAGAAGCCAGCATGTTAGAGAAGCTGTAGCTGATGTTTTTGAAAGAGAAAAAGAAAGAGCGGATAATTTAGGAGTTCCATTTGAAGAAGGAAGTGATGCTTTAAACAGATATTACGCTCAAAAGCACATGGCATATTCTGGACAGCCGATGTCTCAGCTTACAAACCCTAGTGTTGATGGTATTCCAAACATAGATCGGCTTATGCCGCCAGTAAACGCCGCGCCACAGGCTGCGCAAGGAATACCTATTGAGCCTTATCAAGCAAAGCCAGTACCTTCTTTATTGCAGCTTGATGCAGGGCCGAATTACCATGCCACAATGGATAGAATGTTGCAGGAGTTAGGAGAAGAAAAGTTTAATGAAATTTTAATGTCTCCCAATTCCGCTCAACTTATTGATTTATATGAGCGTGGCGGGCCATTTAAACTATGACCAAAGCAAAATCTAAAAGCCGAAAGTCTGGCCCAAGCTTATCTGTAGGGCGCGGAGAAAAACTGTCTGTTAAGCGTGGCGGTGGTTTAACGGCCAAGGGTAGAGCAAAGTATAACAAGGCCACAGGAAGCAATCTCAAGGCTCCTGCGCCCAACCCAAAAACAAAGAAAGAGAAGGCTCGCAAAAAATCCTTCTGCGCCAGATCACAAGGCTGGACGGGTGAGCGGGGCAAGGCTGCGCGTAAAAGGTGGAAGTGCTAGATGGCTGAAAGCTACAGGGATCTTTACGCACAAATAACAGGTGATACTTTTAACGCTTATCGTCCTAGAGAGGATGGCGTTGAAGGTCATATGTATGGTGAAGCCACACTAAAACGCGCTGTAGAGAGATTGCAGTCAATGCCCGCTGGCCCGCAAGAAACTTATATGATGTCAAAAATGACAAATATGGGGCCGAAAAAAGGTTTGTTTGCTGGAAGTATGTATGATCTTTCGCCAGAGGCGGGCGAAGATTATTTTAGAAATCAATTAGATAATTTCAGAGATCCAGATAAAAGCAATCTTGATGTCGGAGTGGAAACGCTAAAGACCCTTTTGCATTCTGGCGTAAGTCCTGCAACAAAAATGGGGTTTGCTCAGGGTTTGTTTAGATATTTGTCGGAAAGATAAAATGGCAAGTTTTATAGATTTTCTTTTGCAGAACAGAGGCGCGTTACAGCCAGAATACCGTGATCCGCGTGAAAGTATCGGTAGGCAGTATTTGAGAGAAGCGGCATCAGATTTGAGTGATGCAGTAAACGCTTACGAAGTACCTTCTATGAACCCTGTTTTTACTTTACCAAAGTTACTTCTGGCGTTAGATCCTGCAATTAGATCAGGAACAGGTGCAGCAGTATCAACAGCCCAATCTCTTTCTGAGGGGTTTCCATTTTTTCAAGATAAAAAATCAAGTGACAAAATGGGTCGTGATTTAATCGCGCTGGTTGATGAAAGCCCCGTTGAAATGATGGTCGCGCCATATGCCGGTTTATTAGATAAAGCTGGTGAATTTGGATCTATGGTTAAGCGATCAAGGCCATATCTTCTTGGCGATATATTAGAGGGAAACCCTGATGTTATGAATTTGCCAGAAAAGGGCAGACCGGCAGCAGTGGGTATTCCAGACGCAGGGAGATTTTCTTCTAGGCCGATTGCTGAAGTGCAAAGCGCATCTCGCAAATATATGGATGAAGCTGGCATAGATATTCCAGAATATATTGAATATCCAGAATTGGATCAGCAGCGGGCTAAATACATTGCAGCAGCGTATGAGCGCATGAAGCACGATCCAGATAATCCAGAAGTAAAAGCTGCATATGAAGCGTTAAAAAATGAAACAATGGCACAGTATGAGGCGCTTAAAGATACTGGCATAGATTTTAAGTTTCTGCGCGAGGGACAGACAGATCCATATGCAAAAAGCCCCGCGATGGGTTATCAAGATGTTGTGGAAAACAGAGAATTAACTGTATTTCCTACTGACTTTGGCTACGGTTCTGGTGAGTTTGATGCATCAGACAACCCTCTACTTGGTTTTGTTGGTCAAGTTGGCGATAAAGAAGATGCTGTTGCAAATGACGCTTTCCGCGTTGTGCATGATATGTTTGGTCATTTAGGTGCAGGAAACCCTCAGTTTAGAGCAAAAGGTGAAGAACGTGCTTGGCTAGAGCATAGCAGAATGTTCAGTCCAGAAGCCCGAAAGGCCATGACAACTGAAACACGCGGTCAAAATAGCTGGTTAAACAGTGGGCCATTTGCAGATCAAAATGCTACTGCTTTGGGCGCTGATACAGTGTTTGCCGATCAGAAGGCTGGTTTGCTGCCAGATTGGGCTGTAGATCCACAGGGTATGCCAAAAGGCATTGAGCGTGATGAGTTAGACGAAATTATCAAGAAGTGGGGCAGATAATGCGGAAGGGTTTACGGCAAGCTTCACAGTTAGCAAAAGGCTTGCTTGATTTATTTCATTATTCTGATGAGGTGCGGCCAGTTATTGATCCATTGCAGCATTTAACTAACCCTAATATTCGCGGCATGGAGCGTGAGTTAGCTTATGGAACGCGGTTATCTAAGTACGGTGAAGTGCCAGAAGTAATTTATGACCCTTACCCGCCACAATCCTATTTTGGAACATCTAATTATACGCCCGAAAGTGGTTTGGGTGAAGTTATCCACAAAACAACTGCTGATGAAGAAGCCTTCTACGATGTTTCTGAAGATGTTAAAAGGTTTATGCCTTTAGCGCGTGAAGAAGTAATGGACAGGTTGGCAGAGTTTGACAAGAAATTTACACCGTATGAAGTAAATCTAATGGTGCAAGGCAGGGCAATGAGTTTAGCAAAAGAAGCTAAATATTTGGGCCTTAGCAATAGAAAATACAGGCCAGATGTCTATACTCAATTCAACGAAGTGATCCCGCAAGAGGTTCAACCGTTAGGGCAAGAAATGATGTCATTGGTAGAATACCTAGAGAGCATAAAAAAATGACAGAATATGAAATAGAAGTTGATGATATGGGGCTGGGTTTAATGCGCAGTGATCCATTTTATAGAAGCGTTGAGGTAGTGAAGGAAAAACCTACCGGCACAATGCAGAAGCGTTATTTAGTAAAAGTTGTTGAGCGAGAAGAAAACGCATATTACGCAAAAAGCGTTTAACCTTGGGTTCTCAGCCAAAGTATGATAAAAGTAAGCCAATCTTAGGAGATTTACATGGCGATCACAACTTACGCAGAGTTACAAACTGCAATTGGCGATTGGCTGAACCGCGCCGATCTTGACCAAAAGATACCTGATTTTATTCGGTTAGCTGAAAGCACGTTGAATGATGTTTTGCGTTCTGCTGATATGGTCACGCAATCAACGTCTATAGCAATTACAAGTGGCCGCGCCACATTGCCAGCCGATGCTTTAGAGATTGTCTACGCGCAGGTGGCGTCATCTGAGGATGAGCCTTTAGAGCAAATTACGCCGCAGCAGCTTACAATGTTGCGAAGAACGCGCACAAGAAATGCTGCAAACCCTAGATTTTACGCTATTGTTGGCCGTGATATAGTGGTCACTCCTACACCGGCATCTGGATCTTTGGATTTAGATTACTATCAAAGACTGCCAGTTTTGTCTGATAGCAATACAACAAACTGGCTGCTGACAGATAGCCCGCATATTTACCTTTACACCAGCTTGCTTCATGCAACGCCATTTTTGATGGATGATGCCCGCTATGCTGTATTTAACAATACAGTGAGCCAGCAAGTGATGTCAGCGGTACGTTCTCAGCAAACTCTTGCTTTAGATGATATGAAGATGGCAGGATTTTCTTTGTCAGCGCCTACTGATGTTGCGGCTGCGCAGCAATCGGCTCTGGCATCTGTTGCGGGGTAAGGCTTTTAAATGGCAATTACATCTTATGCCACGTTGCAAGATGCAATCTTAGCTTACGCAAATAAGCAAGATATTGCGCAGTCATTAGATACATTCATTGCCTTGGCAGAAGCAGATATGCAGCGCAAAGTGCGTCACTGGCGTATGGAGCGCCGCAGCACGGCATTATTAGATACGCAATACACAGCCTTACCTAGTGATTTTTTAGAGCCTGTTAGAACAATGCTGACGGGTTCAGATCCATTGCGTTTAGAATTGATTGGCATTGGAGAGTTAGCGGAACGCCGTGAAAGATCCAATGACGTAACCTCTAAGCCAAAGTATTATGCTATCGTAGACGGTACGATAGAAGTTTTCCCGAAACCCGATGCAGATTACACTTTTGAGATGGTTTATTATTCAGATATTCCTGCTCTTAGTGACAGCAACACATCAAATTGGGTTCTGGAAAAGCATCAAGACGCATACCTGTTCGGAGCATTGATGCAGACAGCGCCATTTTTGGGTGATGATGGAAGGTTGGCCGTTTGGACTTCATTGTATCAAAGCGCAATAGATGGTATAAATGCTGAGAGCGAAAAGGCAAAGACTGCTGGCGCGGGTCGGCGTATTCAAATTAGGAGTTACTAAACATGGCAAGCTTTACAAAGGTCAATGACTTTGTTGTAAATTTGGCAAACGCTATGGATCTTGACAGCGACACTTTAAAGGTAGCTTTGTCAAATACCGATCCAACATCAGGCACAAATGTTGTTTCTGATGGCAATGGTGTTTTGGCAAACATCACCGAAATTTCATACACAAACCTGTCATCTCGCACGTTGGCTAATGTCACCAGCACACAAACATCTGGCACATATAAGTTAAGTGCAGATGATTTGACACTGACAGCATCAGGCGGCACTGTAGCGGCATTTAGATATATTGTTGTATATAATGATACGCCTACATCACCGGCAGATCCGATCATTGGGTACTATGATTATGGAGCCAGCTTAGTGTTGAATGATGGTGATACGTTTACCGTTGATATCGGCACAAACGGCATTCTGACACTTACATAAAAAGGTAACTCATCATGGCTAAATTGTTTAACAGGGCCAAGATGACAACCGCCACTACTGGAAGCGGAACTGTCACTTTGGGTTCCGCGTCCAATGGGTTTCAAACATTCGCAGCGGCGGGTGTTTCAAATGGTGATGTTGTCCAATACGTTATTGAGGAAGGTGCGAATTTTGAGATTGGCACAGGCACATATAGCAGTACCGGCACATCACTAACCAGATCCCCGACAGAAAGTAGTAACAGCAATAACGCGATCACTTTAGCCGGTCAGGCAACCGTTTCTATTACGGCTGTCGCTGATGATCTAAACAGGCTTCAGCACGGTGGATCTGACAAGGTTACGGTTTCGTCTACGGGCGCAAGTGTTACCGGCAATTTGGCTGTTTCTGGAACCGTTGATGGCCGCAATGTTGCAAGTGATGGCAGCAAGCTAGATGGCATTGAAAGCGGTGCAACGGCAGATCAAACAGCCGCAGAAATAAGATCATTAGTAGAAAGCGCATCTGATAGTAATGTTTTCACCGATGCAGACCACGCAAAGCTGAACGGCATTGAGGCTAACGCAAAGAACGATCAGACGATCACAGCGGGTGGTGGGCTAACTGGTGGCGGCACTGGTGACGTTACCATCAGCCACGCGGATACGTCCTCACAGGCGTCAGTAAACGGCTCTGGGCGTACTTACATCCAAGATATAACCTTGGACACCTACGGGCATGTTACGGGGCTGGCAACGGCTACTGAAACGGTGGTCAATACAAACACGATCCCAAACAATGCCACGATCACTTTGAGTGCGGGGGGTGCGCTAACTGGTGGCGGTAATTTTACAACCGATCAATCGTCAAATGAAACGATCACCTTTAATCACTCAGATACGTCTAGCCAAGGTTCTGTAAACAATTCGGGCCGCACCTATATCCAAGACATTACGTTAGATGGGTATGGTCATGTTACTGGAATAAATAGCGCCACAGAAACCGTTACGAATACCAATACCAATCAATTGACTACTTTTGTCGTTGAGGATGGTGATGGCACAGAAGTTACAATCTCTCAGGGCAAAGAGTGGAAATTTGTTGAGGCTGGCGGGATCAATATTAACTGGACTGATACCAGCACAGGTTCAGATGGCGATCCCTTTGATCTGTCTTTTAATGTTTCAACATCTATTACGGCTGGTAGCGGTTTAACGGGTGGCGGGGCGCTTAGTTCAAACCGCACAATTTCACACTCTGATACATCAACGCAAGCCTCTGTAAACAACAGTAGTGGCACAGTCATTCAAGACGTTACGCTAGATGGCTTTGGGCATGTTACGGGTTTAGCGTCAGTCAATTTAGATGGGCGCTATTACACTGAGAGCGAAGCAGACAGCCGCTTTGTAAATGTCACTGGCGACACTATGACGGGCGAGTTGCAAATAAATGCACGGCTTGATGTTGGTGATGGCACAGGCGGTGATACTGAGGTTAGAATTTACAAAGCTGATAACAACGTCAGCGATCATATTCAGTTTTACAACGGCACAACCCGTATGGGTGAGATTGGCTGCCAAGATACAACGTGGCTGCGTATTAACCAAGTGACCGCCAAAAACATTTATACTCCAAGATATATTAGGTCAGATGGTGGCTTCTTTGTTGATGGTACTACCAAAGGCATAAACGGGTCAGGAAACTTTATTGGCGGCACGATTACTGGTGCGTCTGATGCGAATGTAAGCAATTGGAATACTGCTTATGGCTGGGGCGATCACGCTGCTGCTGGTTATACGTCAAACGTAGGTGATATAACGGGCGTAACGGCTGGTACAAACCTTAACGGTGGCGGCACTAGCGGGTCTGTTACCCTTAATCTTGATAGCACGATTGACGTTACAGAGGTTCATCTTGGTTCAGAGGTTCAGCTACGGGAAAGCACAGACCGTGCTGATTTGCTGCAAATTACATCAGCAACTTCTACTTGGGGTGGCTTGCAAATTCGCAATAGCTCAAACGAGGGCCGCTGGTCATTTATGACCGATGGCTCAACAAGTGGTTTTTATGATGATGAAAACGGCGATTGGGCTGTTCAAATGCAAGAAAACGGTGGGGTTACGCTCTACCACAATGGTGTATCCAACTTCACCACAGGGCCGACTTATATGGAAATGGCTCGCCACCTAGATATGAATAACTATGACATCTATGGATGTGATCAGATATTTCATCACGGCGACACCAACACATACATGCAGTTTCATGCTTCCGATCAGTGGCGCGTTGTTGTCGGTGGGTCAGAGCGGCTAGAAGTTAAAAACTCATCTCCGCATGTTTTGGTTTCTGGCGATCTAAACAGTACATCTGATGAGCGGCTAAAGAAAAACATCAAGCCAATTGATAATGCGCTCGCTGATATTTGTCAGCTTGAGGGCGTTACATTTGATTGGCGCGATACCGGCACTCAGGGCCAAGGCTTCATAGCGCAACAGGTTGAGCCGATTATTCCAGACGTTGTGAATACCGATGAAGATACTGGCATGAAATCTATCAACTATGTCGGCCTGATTGGTCATCTGGTTGAGGCAATCAAAACGCAGCAAACTCAGATTGACGATCTGAAAGCTGAAATCCAATCCATGAAAAGCTAATAGTGAAAGGACACGACGATGGCTTTACAGATAAACGGCACAACAGTCGTAAATAACTCAAGGCAATTGCAGAATATTGCGAGCGTTGACACCACCACAAAGAACGCAATTGAAGCGGCTGGCATTGGGGGATTTTCTATAATTGACACGTTGTATACAAATGCCCCTTCTGGTGGCAACAGCTTGTACGTTAGTGGTGGCAACATACAGGGCACTGGTTTTACTGCTGGAAGTACAGGGGTAATAGGGATTTATAACTACACAGGAAGTAAGTCTAATAGGGCTGGAATTGTGTATACTGGGTCTAACAGTTGGTTTACTAATAGTAGTATCCCAGGGGGGCTTAGTGCTTTGATCCATAAGGGCGGTGGAACAACTCAATGGGTTGGCCCAGCTAGCGGTTTTTTCTATCTTGCGCCAAACGCTTCTATTACAGCGGCAAGCACGGATACTAGACAGAATTTTATATACTATCAAAACATATAATTCGTGATTATTGGGGTTAATTATGTCTATGCAGATGATGAGTGTTTTGGGCAGTGCATTTTTGTTCGCAGATAATCTTCTTACGGAAGAAGAAAATAAAACCCTTTGCTCTCTTTGTGATGAAGTGAGATCGGACTTTAAAGGTAAAAACCCAGAAGGTTGGGATGCGACAAATACCACAACCTTTACTGGGTTTGATCCTTTTCAAGATGAGAGGTTTAGGTTTTACAACAACAAGGTTCAGGAAGCTGTAAACTCTTATGCTGCTGAACATGAGAGATCAGAGCCTATGAACTATTCAAATGGGTGGGTTAATTTCAATAAAACTGGAGAGTTCGTTGAGGAGCATATTCATAGTGAGGCACGCCTAAGCTGTATATATTATGCAAAATCTCCAGAGGGTTCTTCTGGCACTATGTTTAAATCTCCATACAAAGATATGTTTGGCTTTCCAGACAACAGAGACGTTATTGGAAGTGATCCACTAGAAAGAAGGCTTATTGTGTTTCGGTCATATATTCCTCATTTAGTCAGGGCTGGCAAAAACAAGACTGAAAGAATTACACTGGCAAGCAACTGGGTTTAGTGAATGTTAGGTTTTACTCCACTAGCCGCAGGGCCAATAGCAAGCAGCGGAACTCAAGATTATATCTTTGAGGTTAATGCCGGTACGTTTGCGGTTAGTGGGCAGGGCGCAGCAAAACTCATTACTGAGTTTGTGCCAGATGGTCAGTACGTTCTAAACGGCAGGGCGGCTGAGTTTAGCAAAACGATGAATGTGGATCTGGCGGCGGGGTCTTTCGCTGTCTCAGGTCAAACTATCATCTTTGAGCTTGGTTTTGGTCTGATTGCTGAGAGCGTATCATTCGCTCTTACCGGCCAAGATGTAACGCTGCAAAAAGCATTAAACGAAACCTTGGCGAGTGGGTCGTTTGCTCTTGCTGGTCAGGATGCAGATGTAAATGCGCAGCTTAACATCACAGCCGCCTCTGGCTCATTTGCTTTAACCGGCCAAGAAATTACTGAAAAAATCAGTGAAGTAGTTGACGCTGGAAGCTTTACCCTCACAGGCCAAGATGCTGCGGTTAATGCGCAGTTTAACATCTCTCTGGCATCTGGATCTTTTGCTTCTACCGGCCAGAATATTACTGAGGATATATCTGAGGCTGTAGAGGCTGGCAGCTTCGCTCTAACGGGCCATGCAGCGCCCATGTCGTTTAATCTAAGCGTAGATGTGCTATCTGGCTCTTTCGCGTCTACAGGGCAAGCTGTAACGCTGCAAAAGGCTATTAGGTTTGACGCCTCACATGCATTATTCTTTGTTACCGGCCAATCTATAACTGAAGATATAACAGAATTTACACCGGCTGGCGTGTTTGCATATTCTGGGCAAGATGCGTCATTTAGCATTGCAATGAATACCCAGCTTGATGCTGGATCTTTCGCGGCAACTGGCAATGTCATCCCATTCAAAAAGGCGATGAATGTTGACCTTGCGAGCGGATCGTTTGCGCAAACCGGCAATACTGTTCTGTTTAGGGTCGGCAATAGAATGCCAGCCGATAGCGGCGCGTTTTCGCTGGCTGTGTTTGATGTGACGATAACCAAAGTGATGAATACGGATCTTGTCAGCGGATCGTTCTTGTATTCTGGTTTTGATGTTAAGATTAGAGGTTGGTTGGAACCTTTCCAAGAAGCAGAAAATTGGACGGAGCAAGTGGTTGCCAGTGAAACATGGACTGAGGCCGCGTAGCGTGGTACATTGCGCACAACAAAGGATGTAAAATATGGCTGTAAATACCACAAATTATAAATTTAATAAGCCAGTAGTGGGCGCAGATAGCGATAGCTGGGGCGGTGAGTTAAATGAGAATTGGGATAAAATAGACAGCCTTTTATACGGGGCGTCTTATACTGATGGAGACAGCCAAACTGTAGAGCGCATTCAGCCCGATTTAGAACAAGGAAGTTGGGCTGTAAATGGCACAGCAATTACGGCTACAGCTACGCAATTAAACAATATTCCTTCTGCGATTACTGGCGGCGCAACGACTATTGCAAGCAGCAATTTAACTGCTGGGCGAGCGCTTATTTCAGATGGTAATGGTAAGGTCGCGGCATCTTCAACAATCACTACTACAGAATTAGATTACTTAAACAACGTAAGCAGCAATATACAAACGCAGTTAAATGGAAAACAGCCTACTATAACTGGTGCTGCTACAACAATTGATGGGTCTAATTTAACAGTAAATCGCGCTCTTGTATCTAATGGGAGCGGAAAGGTTGCTGTTTCAGCCGTAACATCTACAGAAATTGGGTATTTAGATGGTGTTTCGTCCTCTATACAAACACAGATTAATGGAAAGCTATCTACTGGTGGCGGCACATTAACAGGAAGTTTGATTGTAGGTGATGGCAATCAGTTATTTACAAATACCGTTACGGAAGTGACTTCTGGATCAGGTGTAACTATTGATAACGTTCTTTTAAAAGATGACACCGTAACCGCAGATAGTCATTTTATTTCTGGTGGCACTGGCGGTCATTGGGAAATTGTTAAGTCTGGAACAACTTTGCAATTTAAAAATGGTTCAACGGTTTTGATGACTTTAGATAGTAGTGGCAATTTAAGTGTGGCTGGAAATGTAAATTCTAACGCAACCCTGTAATCAGGATCGGTAAATGACTTTAGTACCCTTAGATATACCCGCAGGATTTTACCGAAATGGCACTGATTTAGAGCAAACTGGTAGATGGCGTGATGGCAGTTTAGTTCGCTGGCGTGATAACAGTTTGCGTCCTGTTAAGGGGTGGCAGACTAGAAAAGCGAATTTTGCATCAAATACATTGCGCGGTATGCATTCGTGGGAAGCAAACGATGGCACTGCTTATATAGCTGGTGGATCTTACAATGAACTAAAATTGATGACCGGCGGCGGCACTTTAACATCTATTACTCCAAGCGCATTAAATGATGTATCTGCTAGGCGTGTTCCTGAGTTGGAGCGCGGGGTTGTTCTCACTGGTTATGGATATGGCGATTATGGTGAAACTGAATATGGAACAGCGCGGCCTGATGATGGTAATTTTGACGAAGCTACAACTTGGTCAATAGATAATTGGGGTGAGGATTTACTAGCATGTTCTTCATCAGATGGCAGAATATGGTATTGGGATAAATCCGCAAATCCTTCTACGGCTTCTGTTTTGACAAACGCGCCTACTAAAAACTTAGGTTTAATTGTAACAGAGGAAAGATTTGTTTTTGCGCTAGGCGCTGGTGATGATCCTAGAAAGGTGCAGTGGTGTGATCGTGAAGCAAACACCGTATGGACACCCGCCACAACCAACGAAGCGGGCGATATTTTGCTGCAAACCTCTGGGCAAATTATGCAAGGCATTAGAACACGCGGCCAGACGTTAATCATAACTGATGTAGACGCTCATGCCATGAGATATTTAGGCCCACCGTATGTTTATTCAAACCAAAGGGTTGGAACCGCGTGTGGTGCAATTTCACGAAAAGCGGCTGCTGATGTTGATGCCGGTGTTTTTTGGATGGGTCAGCGGGGTTTTCATCATTTTGATGGTAATGGCGTTAGAGAATTGCCGTGTGATGTTCACGATCATGTTTTCAATAATTTCAACAGATCCCAACAAAGTCAGGTGTGGGCTTGGGCAAATACAGAATATAATGAAATTTGGTGGTTTTATTGCTCTGCTGGCAGCACAGATATAGATAAATATGTAGCGTTTGATTACCAAGAAAATCATTGGGTTATTGGTGATCTGGGGCGTTCCTCTGGGGTTGGTAGAGGCGTATTTAAATTTGCGTTGCTCGCTGGTAACAATAAAACACTATACGAGCATGAAGTTGGACACGCATATGACAGCCAGTCAGTTTTCGCTGAAACTGGC